CCAAAGCCTTCTTCATGTCGGAGAATGAAATCTTTCCAGCCTCGGACATTTCCAGAATTTCCGCATTCGTCTTGTTCATCGACGACGCCAACGCCCCGACAAGGCCGACGCCGTTTTCAGCAAACTGGCGAATCTCCTGCCCTTGCAGTTTGCCTTTGTTCATCACGTCCGTGTAAGCCTTCGACAGAAAGCCGAGCTTGTTGGCGTCACCCATTGCTAAATCGCCAAGCAACTGCATCGTGTTCATGACATCGGAATCACCAACGCCAGCCGCTAAGAGGCTCTTTGTTGCGTCTGCTGCGGATGTGAGATCGAACGATGTGCGGGCTGCAAACTTCTCGATGTCTTTGAATAGCTTTGCCCCTTTTGCCGCGTCTCCCGTCAAAACCTCAAACGTGATCTGTGCAGTCTGAGCATCTGCAGCCAGATTTACAGTGGCCTTTGCCATATCGACAAGACCACCCAGCCCAGCCTGAACAGTCGAGGCAATGCCTATGCCTCCTGCAATGTCCAGCATTGACGTACGTCGCTGTGGACGCTCTTGCATCGACTGGACCATTTTCAGTTCGCGGAGTCTATTCATCGCTTGCAGGTGCTCCGCTCTGGCCAGATTCTGCGTCGCGTCCAAGGCTCTGCGTGAAACATGAATCAGACGATCCATCTGATTGTTAACGGCCTTGATGGATGCTGCGACCTTTGCAAAAACAGATGCCGTTTTTTGCATGTCCTTCAGTGTGTTGCGAAACGTCTGCGTCATCGACTGTGCTTTTTTCAACGCAGTCGTGAATGGGTTTGCATTTGCCCCGATGCGAACAATCAGATCCCCGAGAAACGCCATTAGCCACCCCCGACAAGCATCTGAAGGTGAGTGCGAATCGCAAAGACGCTTTGGTTCGGCGTCAGTGCCTTTGGCTTCCTACGTTTCGATTGTTTTGACAGCCACGGCATGAAATCTTTTTCCTTCATTTCCTGCCCCATAAACGCCGCAATCATTCGACCGATCTTGGTGAGTATTCGGCACGTTTGCTCACTCGTGCCGATCGGCTCAATCATGTCCTTAGCACACCACTCGTCAAACTGTTGGTGAGTCATTGTCGACAGCATCTCATTCACATCAGTCGTCTTTGCGACGTGTTCAGCCAATCGAAGTGCTGTCAGTCTTCGAGGGCTGCGCCTGAGTTTTTTGCGATCTTCTCGATATCCTGTTCAGAGAACCCTGACAGATCCAAGGCCACGTTAACAAGTCGCTCAATTACATCGCCGCGACGCTTTCCAAGTTGCTCGATTTGATCCACTGTGAACAACTGAACGCCGTCGTCATTTCGGCAACACTCAACCAGAATTCTTTCGCGTACCTGCAGCTTGTGTTTTGCCCGCTGCTTTTCGTTCAACTGGGTCTGCTTGTCTTCCCATGCTGAACGCTCGCGCGGAGTCATGCCCCAAACTGGAATCACCATTCCTGCCCCAAGTTCCGGAACAGGGACATCTTTTTTTGCCTGAGCCAGTTCCGGTGATGCCAAGAATTGCTCTGCTGTCGCAATAACTCTCATTCGTCATCCTCTTCAGTGTCATCGTCGTCCGGCTCGACCCAATTCGGGCCGGGAATGTCATTGCCATTTGCGTCGTAACCGAGAAGTTCACCGGCTTTGAATCGCTCGCGGTCTTCTGGATCAATTGCATGAGCCAGCATTTCACGAGACAGCAGGACATCGGCCCGTTTTTCTCGCCAGCCCTTGCAAGCCGCTTCGGCCTCTTCGTCTACTGGCTCACAGTCGCCATTGCCGACAAGCAACTGAGCGCCACGACGATCGACCGAAACGACGGCCCCGAGCTTCCAAAACGGTTGCCCGGAGCTTCTGTCGATTTGGTCTGCATACTCCGGCGTGTCGTACGCAGCCGCAACGCCGTTGTCCGATCTTACAAACTTGATCTTCAACGCCGCCTCCGATTATGTTGAGTATGCAAGCAGGCCAGTGATCTTCAGGCTAACGTCTGCTTTCAATCCGTCGTTCATTGCGCCGGTGAATCCAAATCCGACGCCAGCCGAAGTGAACGCCATTGCTGCTGCCGTGGCCGCTGTGGTTGTGATGTTCCAGACGCATGACGCTGGAGTCGTCACGAGATCGGTGATTGCCTGATGACCGGCCAGAGTGTCATCGTAGAAGATCGTAAACCCAAAGTTTCCGCCTTCGGAGTAGCCTGTTTGGCTGTACTCTTTGCCAGCGCCGGACGTGTCCAGAGTCGTCGCGTCAAAGGTTTCCGATTCAGCCCCATCGTGATTGAAATCGGTGATCTGAGCGACCGCCGTCAAGGATGCTGAGATTGTCTGCTTGATGATTGTGCCTTTGCACCGAATCTTGGCCATGTCGATTATCCTTTAGGTATTAAACTGAACGTCAAGATCCAGCGTCACGACATGGACGCCAATGTCTGAACCATCTTGCGGTGGCTCGTAGTCATCACTTTCATCATTCATCACAACCGCGCCAATTGTGTAACTGCCTGCTGCCCCGGAATAGTCGTCGATGAATACCCTAACAGCGTTCGCAAGTTCCTCTGATTTCACGCTAGTCGTTGCCCGGCAATCAATATCAAAGTTGATGAACCGAAGTTGACCAGATGCTCCGTCCATGCTGGCGTTTTCTTCACTGCTCATCTGCGTGATCACGATGTGAGGAAAACTGGCCTTCTGTGGTGCTTTGTTGACGTAGACGCGACTTCCGCAAATCGCGTTGATCGTCGCCTCCCCCGTCAGCAGTGATACCAGTCCGCTTTTCATGCTTTAGCCAGTTCCCTCTGTATTCCCTTCATCACTTCCCCGCGAATCGCCTGTGATACTTGTGACCGCGTTTCTCGTTCGGCTTTTTGCACGTAGCCTGACCGCCTCATTCGCCCCGTGTATTTTTTTGGTTTCCCTGTGTCGACTCGCTTTTTGTTACCGCGTTTGTGCGCCCCGACTCGTTTCGTTCCGGTGTATCGCTTGTCTGTTCCTTCAAGCAACCACATGATGTTGGAGACGCCGATGCCGACACCTTTACGCTTGCTCTTTCGATTGAACTTGGCCTCTGCACTCTTGCGTCGTCTCTTCTCCTTTTTCATCCCGACGCCTGCCCCGGCTTTGGCAAACGTCCAGCCTTTCCATGCTCCTTTTTTTGGTCTTTGAACCGATGCCCCGATTGCTTTTCTGGCACTCTTTTGACTGTTTGGAATTTGTTTTTTAATGGCCTTCGCGACGATCTTTGTTCCGACACCTAAAGCACGCTTTGAGATTCTGTTGTTGACGGCCTTACTTAGATTCTCCATCTGCTTTTTTAGTTCTCGATCACCGCTCAATCCAAACATCAGACCACCTTGCGACGTGTCAGAATCTGAATCTCTTCATGGTCCATATTTACGTCAATTGCCGTCAGAATCTCGTAAGTGTTGCCCTCAAAGATTAGCCGCATGTCTGGTGTCACGTTTTGAATTGTTTTTGACCATTGCGTCGTCCAGGCTTGATCGGAATCCGCGTTGACCTGCTGAACCTTCCAGAACTCTCGACCGCCTTTTGTGATCACCTTGCAGTATGCCGTGGCATAGGTCTGCCAGTTTGCGTTAGTCGTAATGTCGATGTGACCGTGAGCATCAGCCGTTCCAACCGCCTTTTGAATCGTCACGAGCTTGTCATATTCGGAAAGGCATTTCATCCTTGTGCCACTCCATAACCAGTCCAAGCCAGTTGATTCATCAGGCGATCATAAACCGCACGGCTTCCAGTGCAGTCTTTCCAGTTCATTTTGCCGAGTTCTTTGATTGCCAGTTTTGCTTCAACAGGAACTGCTGATGCCGCCCCATATCCGCAGACCATTTCGACCTGAACCGCGTTGGGCCGCTCTAATTGAACGACTGGCCACGAATAGCCCAGCTTGAGTTCGATCTCTGGTGGCGTCTCGATTAAGTTCGTCCAGTAATCAGTGGCAGGCAGGGTCTGCAACGTTTCTGCCTGATCGTAATACTTGACGAAGTTGACGGCTGAAACCGGCGCAAGGCGAATTTCGATTTCGTCTTCACCCGGAAAATCATCCATATACAGTGTGACTGTTTGCGTGATCAGCTTCCTGTAGCTGTCATGCTCCACCTGCTTGCGGCACACCTTCAGCAGTTCTGTAAGCTGCTCATCGAAGTCACAACCAGTCACGCGCAGAGCGTCTTTGAACTGATCCAATGTGATTGGCTCAGTCGTTGGATCTGTCGTGACTTTGTAGGTCGTGCTCATCGTTTAGATCGATGCTTCTTCGATTGATGTTGTGGTTGCTGAATGCCCTGAGTAGTAAACTCAGCGGTGCCAGCCATTACCAAGGTTTTCATGATGCCAAGAGGCAGCCGTGAGTCTTGCGATCCCACGGCCCGCCCTTGCCAACCACGGAGGAACGTGATTGTTTGCATAATTACGCTCGCAGAATTTCGTTTGCACCGGCTTCAGATGCTGAAATCGGAGACACCTGTGGACGGCTCAGAATGCCAAGAATTGTCACAAATGCACCGGCCGCACCGTCACCAGTCGTCGCAGTCACGTCGATGTAACGCTTCTTGCCCTTCAGATCGATCTGGGCAATCTGAAACAGGTTGTCATCAGTAGCCGATGGCAATGCTGATGTGGTGCCGTCGATGTTTGTGGACGTGCCCCAGACAAGGCCAGTAATGTTTGCGTGACCACTTCCGGCTGTGTCCGATTGAGTGACCGACAATGCAGCCATTGCAATGTCTGTTGCTCCTAAGTAGACGATGATCGTCATGTAGGACCAGCCGAGAGTGTCGATCTCGGTCGTTGTCAGCGTCGCGTTATCGGAAATCGCTGCGGGTGGCGTAATGCTCACCGTCTTAAAATCAAGTCGATTCATTATGGTTTTTCCTTCACAGGATGATTCGCAAAAAGTGCGGGGCTTCAACGCGAAGCCCCGCGTTTTATGTCGCCCGATTAGCTACCGGCCATTTCAAGACCGACAATCGGACCTGCTGCTGAGTTAGTGCCAAAGTCGTGGCACACAAAGTCGTTTCGGCTCGTGGCCTTAACTGCGATCTGATCACGCTCCCAAACGGACTGGCCGCCCACGGAAACCTGATCGGAAAATTCGATGTTCATCATGCGACGATCACCGAACTGACAGCCCATCGCGATATCGCCAAAGATGACGGGAATCTGGCTGTTGGCCGCGACCGATGGCATAACCTGCGAGAACTCAACGGCGTACCCGAGAAACTGTGCCGCAATGCCGTTGGCAATGTCAGCCGCAGTCGTTCCGCCCGCAGCAAGTGCCAGTGGCTGCATTACGTTGTAGAAGAACGTGCGATGACAAACCCATTTCGGCGCGGTGGCTGCATACTGTGGCAAGGCAGCAACAACGCTGCTGAAGTTCGCCAGAGTCAGTTCGCTGTAGGCATTGCCTGCACCAAGGATCAGCCCCGGAGCCGTGCCAGCGGTCAGTGTGTCAAGCTTTGATAGAATGCCCACAATGCCGTTGAATGCTGACGTGCCAGTTCCGGTGAAGCCTGACAGGTCTTCCGTGTAAGCAAAGGCCAATGCAATTTCGCGAATCAATTCATTGGCGATTGAAACCACGGAATCTTCAGACAGCTCGTTGCTCATGCGGGTCAGCACCATCCACTTCTTGGCAACGAGTTTTACTTCGTTCCATTCCGCGTCTGATTCTGTTCCAGCAGAGTTTTCGCCGACTGCATAGGCAGTCAGGCCACCGACTCGGCGCGGAGTCGTCTTTGTTTCTGAACTCATCAGAGTCGCTGGCACAAGGCGACGAATAACGCCGTATTGCTCAACTAATCGGATGATATCCGTGGAGAATTCTTCCGGAACGAAAATGCCCGCTCCGGAAACGTCGCCGCCACCTTCGCCGTGCACGTTCATCAGCCCATTCTGCTGACAGAACTCAACCGAGTTGTAAAACTGGAACTTGCCGGGCATACACATCGTTGCTGTTGCCAATGCCCATTGGCCGAAACGATAGGCTCTTTCGACTGGCTGGCGGCCTGATTCATCCGCGTGCGGTGCAAAGTTCGTTGGGTTTGCGCGTCGAACATTTGCTGGCAACTTAAACGCGACGTTTCCGCTGCCGCTTGGCATCGATGGTGCGCCACTGCCGAGCATTTTGATGCGGTTCACAAGCGGATTCAGGCGAGTTGCCTTCAGCTTGTTCTGCGTTTCCTGTGCCTTTGCCGCTCGGTCGTTTGCGGCCTGCAGATCGTTGATTTTTGCAGTCAGGACTTCTGCCTGATTGTGCAATTCGCCGATTTTTTTGTCATCGTCTTCACTGAGTGATCCGGCAGCGACTCCAGCGTCAACCAGTGCCTGAGCTTGGTCGAGTAGCGTCGTTCGCTCGCCAACCAGTTTCTGAAATTCGTCCATTGTTAGTCCTTTGACTCTGCGTCAGGACCAACAGAAAAAGCGTCAGTCGCTGACAGTGTTGGAAATACCAAGACTGAAAACGATTGACGCTTCTCATGAACATCAGATCGAAGTTTGCCCGCGTGTCCTCATGGATCGCTGAGCTGATGCGTGAATTGTTAGCGAGTGAATGTTACCTTGTCAATGCTCGTTTCCACATTCGTAGACGATCATCACCGACAGAGTTTTTTGGCTTGCTGCCTTGCGGAGTCTTGCCAGTGATTTGAATGACTTCGTCAACATAGCCCGCCGCATTGGCTTCGGCCGCCGTGAAGTGTGTTCCGTCTCCATGCGGCCCGATCAGATGCGACTTTGTAACGTCGATTGAGTTTCCCGTGCGAGTTGCATAAAGCTGTTCAAGATCAGTGTCTAGCTTTTCCATCATTAGCAGCGTGTCCGCAATGTCGGCTTTGTGGCCCATTGCAATGCACAGCGAATAGTGCGGATGAAATTTGCTCGTTGCATAAGCCTTGATCGTATCGCAAGCCATCACGGCGAGGCTTGCCGCTGATCCTGCCAGCCCTTCGATGATGCCAGTCGTCGGCCCTGTGTGTGATTGGATCGCGTTGAATATCGCCACCCCGTCGTAAGCTAGCCCGCCAGGGGAATTGACGTACAGATTGAGAGGCTTGCCGCGATTCGACATCAACACTTTGCTGATCGATGCGGAATCCGTTTGCGTGTATTCGTCGCCGACAATGCCATGCAGCCACACGTCGATTGAATCCGCCTGCACTGAGCATGTGATCTTAAAGTCCGAATCGAAAACGGAATCCCGAAGTGCTGGGATTGTTGCCGTGAGTTTTGTGATTGGTCTCATTTCAACGCCGCCTTCAAAAGATTATAAACCAAGATTTCTCCACGATCCACCCAACACGCCACGAGATCCCTGACGTGAGTTTCCAGCGTCGAACTTGTCGCGACGCCTGCCACATCCATGACCTGACGTTTACTTTCTTCCGTGTGCTTCGCAATGGCCACGACAGTATCAGGGGACTGCCAGCCGAGATCTGCTGAAAACGTGTCAGTCCATGTCTGGTAAATTGAATCGACGGCTGACAGGAATCCGTCTGGACGCTTTGCAGCCCTTACAACGCGATCGGATTCGATCCGCAGTGCATTCGTCACGGAACTTGCAATCATGGCCCGCAATGCGTTGTTGGGCTGTGTTTCTGTGCCTGTTTTGTCTGGGCTTTGCGCCGGATTCTGCACTGCGGGATCAGGATTTTGAACCGGTTTAACACCGTCTTCCATCCAGTTTGCCGGATGGAAACGCTTGTTTCCTTCCTCGCCAATGTCAGGCATATTCATCATTCTCCGGCCCTCATTCCATGTGATCAGACCCATTTCCGTCTGCCGATAGATACCGTTAACCTTTGCCTCGAAAGACATCTGGATCAGGGCTTCGCGATTGAACTCAAAGAAGTGCGTATTGTTCTTTCGTTGCCGATCAGTCAGCAGCTTCCGCTTCGCTTCTCGTTCGTGCCGTTTCAGCCACACGTTGAGACAGTCATCAAGCAGCGATTGATTCTCCGACTCCAGACTGTTGTGGCTTGTTCGGCTGTCGTCCCCCAGCTTGTGCGGTGGAATGCCGTAAATGTTTCCGACCGTCGCGCGGATTTCGTATTGCCGAGTTTCGAGGAACTGAGCTTGATCATTTGTTATTGTGAGTTGCTGAAACTTTGCACCATCCTGCAGGAGGGCAACTTTGTGAGCCTTTTGCAGCCCCTGTGTCATCTTTTCCCAAGCGTCGATCGTGTTGCGGATCTTCTCTTCGTTGAAGTGCCCTGGAATCATGAGGATGCCGCCGGCGTTTGATCCTTGGCCAAAGTATCGCCCGCCGAACTGCTGAGCGGCCATGCCGACGCCGAGTGCGTCTTTCATGATGTCAATGACATTCATGCCCTGAATGCCGTTGTGGCTCAATCCTTTGTAGTGGTACACGTCACGCTGCGGGAAGCGGATTTCCTCATGCTCGATTCGTGTCACGTACCACAGCACGCCGTCATACATCGCCGGAAAGGTTTTCTGCGGGTCAAGCAGGTACATCTCCAATGGATTGCCGCGTGAGTCTCTGTCAATGACTGCGTACCCGTTTCCGTACAGAGCAGCCATTGCGGTAATGACTTCGATGAACGTTCCGGCGTCCATGTTTTCATTGATGTCGCCACTGAACATGACGTTGGCGGGATGCTGCTCGTCATACTGCCGGTCGCTGCCGTCCCGTTTGAAGCAGTCAAAAGGCAAGCACGAAACGCGGGAGCTAATCAGGTTAATGGCTCGCCATAGCGGCGGATACCCCATTGCTGACATCGGCGTGACGCGGACGCCTGCCGATGACTTCCCGCCACCCATCATTGATGTCCAGCCGTTTGCGTCTCGTGCAGACAGATTTTGCAGGCCGGTTCCGACCGGGGATGGATTCGCGATAATTTCAGAAACGCCGTACATTATTGAGCCTTAGAAAAGAACGACGCCTGAACCGGCGGTGGAATATGCGAAGCTTGATTCACCTTTTTCGACACCCGCAAGAGCCATGACGGATGCCTGCATTCCGTCGATCGTCCTGACATCGTCTTTCCCGTTTGGTTTACAGAGCAGGCCATTTTTTCCCCTCGTCACGTTGCTGGCTTGCCATGCTGCGATTGGGTTTCCGTCGTGAGTAAGCTTGTGAGACATCACGAGCTTTTCGAACTCCTCAATTGGCTCATTCAAAATAAATGGACCTTGCCCGCATTCTTCAATCGGAAACTCTGCGGGCCGATGCTTCCACGTTCCGTCGCTGTTCTGCTCACCGACCATCACTCTTTGGATCAAATAGTCTGCGAATCGCTTGTCGTAAAGTAGCTTTTGTATCTGAAATCGCTGGCCAATTTGGCACAGTGTTGACCAGACATAATCATAGTCAATCCAGTCGCCATCTGTCAGGGTCAATTGAGCCTTTTCGTCATGCTCCCAGTCAGTAAATGGAGCCACTGCAACGCGGGTTTTTGCCGTTTCTTCTGGCATCCAAAACCACCAGCGAAAGTGAAGCGTGCCGTCATGGTCTTTGAAGCAAAGACAGAGGGCTGTCAGGTCGCGAGTTCGTGACAGGTCCAGACCAGCCCAGCATGGCAACGTCTCAAGATGCTCCCATGACACATCACGCTGGCACGCTTCCCAGTCATGCGATTGCAGAAATGGATTTGATGACTGCTGCCAGATGTTCAAACGGTACATCTTGAACGTTCGCAGTGCTGATGGCGTGTCGCAACTTTGCAGGTCTGAAATGAATTCCTCTTCGCCAACCGTGTGGCCCCATGCAGGATTGGCCATCTTGCCAAACTTGATCGGGTCTTTCTTTAGATCGTCGTCGGTCAGATCAAATGGAGCCTCATGCCAGTCAAAGAAAAATGACTCGTTCTCAAACGCCCCTGACTCAATTCGTTTTCCGTAATCGTAACGCTGCTTCCCGTAGCTTGTTGGATCATTGCCAGCCGTCGTCACCTGAATGATCATTGGCTCTGATCGACTAATGCCCATTCGGCTGATTCGCTTCATAAACTCCGCATCAACAACGTGGATTTCGTCTACCGAACATGATCCGTTCAGCCCTTCCTTCGACTTCTGAGAGGCAACGTTGTCGCTGCTCAGAATCCTCATTGCAGAGTTTGTTTCGTCTACAGTGATGCTGGAATCTGTTTTATTGATCCGCATGTAGGCCGACAGCGTTGGCGATGCCTGAACCATCTTGATTGCGTGGCCCTGAACAATTCGTGCCTGTTGCCCGTCCTTGGCCGCCGTGTAAACGTTTTGGCCCGGCTCGCCGTCGCCATCCAGCAAGTAGAGATCCCACCAGGCTACCGTTGGGGATTTCTTGTTTTTCTTTGGCTTGCCAATCAATGCCTCACGGAATCGCCTGACTTCGCGTTTCCATCGTGCGGACATCTTCACCCAGCCGAAAAGCCGCATTGCGCAATCCGCCTGCCAGTCGCTCGCAACCAGTGGAAGCCCGGCACAATCGCCTTCCCACAGGACCAAATTGTCCCGCGCCCAGTCAATCACGAACTGGCCCCGAGCTTCATCCATACGACAGCCAGCCGCAGCCGCTCTTTCGTCGGCTTCGTTTCGAATCCATCGTTTTGTGACTTTGTCGATTTTCAACGCTGTCTTCTCATCCTGACTGGTGCAGTTTCCTGAGTAACATTCACCCGCGATCTCGAAGCCGGGGTTAGCCCAAACTGGCACAGGTATCGATGGATTTGGTCTTCACATCTGGCCGCAATCTTCGTCGCTGGATTCTCATACGATCCATGTTCTGAATTCAGCGTTAGCCCCTCTCTGGCTATCTGCCGGAGAACTTCACGCCACCGAGCATGGATGATGCAATAGGCTTCAAGTGCAGCCCGGTCCGGCGGCGTCATCACGTTCATCGCCTTGATTTCTTCCGTGATCCTCTTCCACTCCAACCGAGCATCTTTCGTCAACCATTTCGGGCAATCGGGAATTCCGGCGGGCACTTGCGGTTCTGCCTTGTTTCTCCTGTTCGGATTTTTGGCAAAATCGCCGTGAAGCAACTTCAGGGCTGTCGGTTTTGGGCTTCTCCCCATCTGGCTATCTCAAGAATTTTGTGGAAAAATGCGTTCGAG